AGCAGTGCCTGTATACCACAAGCTACCGTTCATATTTACATTGCCTTTGCCTGTGCCGATAAAAAACTCATTCGTATCGCTTGTATAAGCAGGTTCGCCAAATGATAATATCGGTAAAAGTTTCTTTAATCCTCGTCTTATTTGAATTTTATTAGCCATTTTTTAACCCTCCATCATTTGCATTAATTCTTTGTATTCATCATCGGTAATACGTTCTGCAAGAAGAAACACGTCAAGTTTATCCTTCATTGAATTCTTATCATATCTACCGCTTGCAATTATTTTTTTACAATATCCATATGTCATTGATATTTCCTCCTCTTTATAATCCTAATTCCATCTTAGACATTCTGTAGTCCATATCAAGATTAAATTCATCCTGTGCTTGTGGCAAAGACGCTTCGTATGCTTCTTTACTGCCATACTTGACTATTTCAGCTATTTCAGTGCAAGGGTCATTAGTTCTAAGTTCTACACCCTCTAACCAAGTATAAGGGTTATTTAATTTTTCAATACTTTGTATAGACATAAGTATGTGCTTATCCACAAAGTGAGACTTAAATAATTCTACCTCATTTTCATTTCGGAAGCTATGTTCCTCTATAAAATAGTTTTCGGGGTCGTCACAAAGAGGTTTATTCAAAAAATCTCTTGATTTAAGTACCTTTAGAAATACTAAATACTCCTGACATTTTACAGTGTTTCCGTCAACCTTAAAGTATTTATAAATTGTATCACTCATTATTTGTTTCCCTCCGTATCTATAAAAATAGGTTTTGCCATAGAAGTTACAGTACTTGTATCTGTGGTTTTTGCAGAAGAAGCTGACCCTGAGGCTTTATAGTTTACCCTATTTACATAACAGGCTTCCAAAAAGGCATAATCACGTAATTCAAGTTGGTGGTCGAAAGTAATAAATAGCTTACTATTAGAAATTAGTGCATAAGCTGATATAACTGATGTCTTAGAACTGCTACTCAAAACCAAGTCAATATGGCTTGCGTGAGAACAACTAAAATCTCCTCCGTCTAATATCTCAATTTTACAACTGTCAAGGCTCGGGCTAAATCCATTAGACGTATTTGAGTTCCATTCTTGTGCAAATTCTCGGCAACGTATCTGCGTACCTAAGAATGTAATAGGTGAACTATGCAGTATGTAGGACTTACCGTGATTACTTGTATCTTTTTTAGTGTTAGTTATCCAACCTCCTGTCATAGTACCTTTACTGTCATAGAACACACCGTTATTTACTGGGTTTTCACCTGTAAGCCAAATATGTGTATTTAGCAGTTCAACTGTACTTTCACCAAATACCCAAAAACAATCATAAGGTGCACCAAACCCCGAATTTGGCATAGTAATATCCACATCTGTATTAATCATTTTAACCTTACAATTAAGGAATAATCTCTGAACACTCTGATACGATGTGCGTTTTGTGATAGTACAATTTTCAAAAGTAAGTTTAAAATTCTCAAATGCACCTACATAACCCTCACTATCATTAGTCCCACTCATAAAATTAATGTTTATATCCTTAAAGGTAGCTGTATTTGAGACACTTATGTTGTTGATGTCATGCCTAAGTAAGCCTTGTGATAAAACACACAAGCTGGTATTCACTGTTCCCTCAAATGTTATAGGATAGGGTAAGGTTAATTCCTCGGATATATTATATACACCCTCTAACAGTACGATTTTGCCACCTGTTGATGGCAAATCATTTATTGCCTGTTGTATAATTGTCTGGTCGTTTGACCCCTCACATATATAGTCGCAATACGCCCCAAGGTTGTTTTCCTCAGTTCCTATTATTACATTTGACGAATATCTACCTGATTGTAAAAATCCTGTAGAACCTATAACACACCAGTATGTACCATTATATACTAAGTCTAAAATATCCCCAGCTTGCCAAGAATTTTGTGATGTAATAGATGTAATCGAAAATGATGAATTACCATAGGGTGCGTCTGGCTTTTCTATACAAATTGTTTTCGCCCCTGTGTTGCTTATATTCAACGTAGCAGAACCTGAGGATTTATGTGCATATGTAAATTTCACAAGCACTCTTGCCCCTGTAATCAACTTAAAATTAGTTATAGAAACTGTTTTTGCTGCTGTTGTTGTAGCTGTGTTACACACTGCGTATGGGGGTTGTTGCCATACAGGAGCACCACTACCATTACTAATCAGATTATACCCTGTAGAACCTGCACTTGTTGGTGCATACCACGACTTACTTGCAGTTGCTGAGCCGTTATAACTTGATGATGAACCATTCATTGTCAGTGTCAATGAATTAGGATTTTGCATTGATGTAGGCTTGTTGGATAGGTCAGTATATGAACCTGTAAACGCTACCGTTTTTAGGTCAGTGAAAAGCTTTTTTATCTTACCAAACAATGTACTTAATGTTTCGCCACTTGTGATATTTGCTCTTGTGCTTGCCTCTGTAAAAGTCGGCGTCTGCTCATTTGTTGATACATTTTCAACATCACTTAAACCTACATTTTCTTTTGTTAGTGTTACATCACCAGTCATTCCGGCAACTGATGTAACGGTGTTGACTTCCGCACCTTCTTCTATGCCGTTAAGACGAGCAGTGACTTCATCAATACCCGTATAGCCACCCGATACAAAGTCTTTGCCTAATTTGGTATCAGCCAAATTGTATGCACTTACCGCTTTGTCATATGACATTTTAACCGCTTTAGGTGTTGCGGCAATACCACTTGACGTACTGCTTGTACTTGTGGTACTGTCCGACAATTTCAGATGTCCGTAATTGCTTGCATTACCCATACCGTACGTTGTGGCACTGCTTGCGTGGTTTGTCGGTGCTTTGTCGTTTAATGCTTCTTGTATTGCGGTCGAAATCGGCTTATCTATATCTGATGTGTTATCTACATTTTCTAAGTCTAATTGTTCTTTCGTGACATTATGTGGATTGTTTGTATCTGAAATATGACCGCTTAACTCTGCCTCATTCGCTTTGTTGCCAATAGCAGATTGCAACGCACTCATAATATCGCTATTTTGAGCGATTGCGTCAGCGAGTTCTTTCAAAGTGTCCATAGCCTCTGGTGCACCATCTACAAGTTCACTTATTTTTGTGTTTGTGTACTCGTTTGCATTTGCAAGCAACTCTGATACATTAATTTCTTGTATCAAGAGTATTGGTGTTCCGTCTTTTGAGCCACTGTATATTTCAGCTTTCGTTTTATCCTCACTATATGCAATAGCTATTTCGCCTTCCGATAATTTTAGTTTGTTTATGTTGCTTTTCAAACCGTGTTTCGCTATAAATGTTGTTGCCATTTTATCAACCCCCTTTCGTTAAAACGTTCCGCAATTAATGACTGATGTAACTTGTGCCGTCAATTCAAGTGGATTGAAGTCACCGCAATCGTATGAGTTTTCAGGCTCACTTTCAAAGCTACCGCCGTCAAGTTCTAAGCCGTTTTGCTCCATTCCAAATATGCCACCGTCATATAATGTAATACCTATTGCAGTATAAAGATTTTGAAGTTCTTGATTGTATGAATACACTATTTCCTCGACAAACTTTTTAAAATCAACATATTCAAAGTATTTATCAAGGTCTTTCACCTTGTCCCATATTGCTACTCTATCTTCTGTGATAGTATCAAGTACATTCTTGTTACTGTGCTTGTGAGCCAGTGTTTGCAGTGTATTCACCACATTTTCAAGCATTCCCCTTGCGTTTATTTCATCATCAAGTTTTGCGTTTGTATCGTCAAGCTTGTCGTTTAACATGCTATCCATATCTTCAAGAGATTTTTGTATAATCTCAATTTCAGATTTGGTTATGTACTCTTTATCATTAACAAGTTGCG